GGCTTCATGTACATAAACTTTTTAGGCATTGGCGTGTTACCACACATATACTCTTCAGCCGCAGCATGTGCGTCCGTTCCGTAACGCATGGCTTTTGTCTCTTCTTCTACATAGTCTTTAGCTATCTTTACGTGGTAGAATTGTTTTGGGCATTGTTCAAATGCTTTTATTCTACTGAACGACCAAGGCGATATACTCATCAGTGAACCTTATTGTTACCTGATTTATCAACCCAAGTAACTTGAATTGTAACTCCATCTACATTGTTTCTTTCAATTTTAGTCGTAAACCCATCTTCGTGTCCACATGTAGTACATAAAGTTTCATATTTAGAATCAAAGGCATAAGTAAATTCTGTAAAACTATCACACTTCCTACAATCTGCAAACGTGTCAAGAGCTTGTTGTATTACACTTTCTGATAGTGATGTTGTCATAAAGTTTTCAGTTGTACCTAATAACCTTGCACGATCTAATTTCCATTGTTTGTTCATTTTTAATTTTTTTACTTTTTCTTTTTCCATTATTCACAGTCTCCATAGTTTTTACCAATCCCTGATTCGCAGTCAATCGGTAGTTTTTGTATTCCTTGAGCCCATATGGGTGCAGTTCGCATACATTCCTCTGTATATTTACGTGCATCTTCTACTTCTTCATCCCGTACACAACACACTATCGAGTCATGGACTGTAAGAACTACACGATATTTCTTGCTGATTTCTAACATCTGTTCACCAATTATGCAACGTGCGATGGCTTGACATATGTTCTCCACAACCTTACCACCATATATCTTTGTGCGACCTCGCCTAGTTTGGTAGTGAAAGTCTACGCCCTCATTTGTTTGGTCAGCCTTTAAATCTTCGTATTTCATCTGCAGACCTGATGGCAGTTTTAAAGAATAGTATTGAGGCAGTACTTCTATTGTGCTTTTGGAAAACGTAAACCCTTCGCCATTGACCATGTTCTTCAACATATGTTGTGCATTTCTCCATAACTGGCTAATCTTCCAGTTGGCATCACGATAGATACCAATGACACGCCTAGCTTCTTCCAAACTCATATCAAACCCAAACGTCTTAAGCTGTGCTTGGAACTTCAATGCTCCCATGCCATAGCCTGCACCCAATATAGTTGTCTTACCAACAAACCTTTGTTCCTTTGTAATATCTTCTTCGGGTACATCATAAATACGAGATGCCATCTTCTTGTATACATCCTCGCCTTTTGCAAATGCTTCTGTTAAGTCATCCTGCTGTGCAAACCATGCTAATACCCTTGCCTCAATCTGTGAAGAGTCTGCTTCAACGAGTGTATAGCCCTGTGGGGCTATGATACTACGTTTTAACTTCTTACCATGTGTTCCACGGCTAGGTAGATTTTGTAAGTTTATTTTGTCGTCACCACCCCAACGCCCAGTATGGGCTGCGTAGTATCTAACGGGAACAGGTAGCAGCCCACGTTTAGATATATCTATAAACCTCTTAGTACGTGTTTCCTCAAGGGTACTTTTGGTACCCAAACGTGCTGATACCAAAGCTCTGACTCTTTCATCTTCATGGTCTAGCAAGGCATTGAACTCTTCATCTGATTTAGCAAAGGCAAATGTTTCCTTGCCAGTTGTCGGACTAATCTTCATAGGGGGCTTCACGCTAAATGATTTAAGCACCTCTGCAAACTTGGGGTTGCTCATCAGATCATCTTTATCAACTCCTGCTTTTTCAAGCAGTTCTTCTTTGTGGTCACGTGTTTCTGTTATGTGCTGTTCGAGCATCCCAGTATCTAAATCAAGCACTGGGTCTACAAACATACGCAACGTTAAGTCTATCAATTTAAATTCTTTTTTTGGAAACCCACGACCCATCAACGTAAATAACTTATACGTTAGGTCTACGTCATTGACACAGTAGTCACCAAACTTACTCAGTTCTTCCTCTGAAAAGTCTTCCCTTCTCTTGCCAAGCGTATTGAGTATCTCCGTTCCCTTCTCTCCGATTCTATATTTCTCGGCAAGTGCACTAAGACTTTGGCTAGTCTCCACACCAAATAAAGCACGAGCAATGCAAAGAGTATCGGTAAAAACTTTCGGATTGATTCCAAACTTCCAATTAAGAATAGCACCATCAAACATAGTGTTGTGAGCGAGTACCATAGAATTTCCAAAGTCAAAGCTTTCGAGGTAATTTTTAATTTGTGCATGATCTCCACTTGCCCATTCAGTCTCCCCACTATTTACTTTTACGCCAACTCCTATGGCTTCAAAGCGTGGGTCTCGGACATATTCCTCTGTGGTTAATTTTTTTAATGAATAATCCTTGTCATAGTAGGTTTCAAAGTCAAGCGTTATTAAGTCCATTACTCTTCCTCCGCCATAACACATTCATACTCAATGCCTGCATACGCCATCCTATCTACATAGTGGTCTCGCTTTGTAGGACTAATTTGACCTCTCGAAAGTTTTGTGCATGTATGAAGCAACGCTATATCTCGTGCCGACAAATCATGACCCGTGATAGCGTTAAATATTTTTGCTATGTGCTTATGGTTTGCTACGGCATCACCATAATCCTTTGCTCTATCGCCACCCGTCAATTCGATTGCTTCTTTAAGTAGCTGCATGCGGCTATCGTTAAGCTCTTTCTCTATAACATGTTTAGGTGTACCTATAGACTTAAGTGCCCGGCTTATAACCTTCAAGCTTACCTTTGTAGCCTTTGATATTTCTTCGGCTGTAGCTAGTCTATTATCTAGCATGTACTTCCATATTTTTATTTCATCTTTTGTCATTCAATTCTCCCGTTAATTTTTAAGTGTAGGGTCACGTGTTATATCGAAAGGAGGAGTACACGCCCCTACTGCAGAGGATTAATGGCATGAGTAAAACCAAGGGCTCTCACTGCTTACCCCACAGAGTGTCAAAACAAAGAAGGGATAATACCATAAACCCTCCCCCACAAATAAAAACCCACTCCGTATTCTATTTAATTCCATATCTTATTGACCTTCTCATTTTTTTATCTTCCTTGACTTCTTCGGCATTCCATTTCGTTATCCCATCGTTATCAATCGTATCCATGACATCAAGTGTAGTGTTGTTAAATTTTTGCTGTATATACATTAAAGTGTCATCGTACTCATCACTAGGCGTTGGATAATCATATGGTACAAACTTACTTAAATCATACCCCCAACGAGTCATTTCTAAATTCTCCTCAAAAAACGGCTTGTTTTAAAGCCCGTCAGAGGGGTAGAACAATATGCTTGTGGGTGATTATACCCCCTAAAATCGTAGAAAAAGACCATCTGTTTTCTTCTTTCCATCTATGCCACGTTTAACCAAGGTAGCTAATAACTTACCGACATCTCTCATATTTCTCTCATTAACAATCAAGGCTATGCCACCTTGTCTTGCTATCTCATCTAAGTTCTTCTGTTGTAATGGCGTAGGCTCATTGTCCCCTGCTTTGCATTCTATTCCAAAGAAGTTACCACCATAGCATCCAACAATATCAGGTACTCCACTTCGTCCGTACCCACCCGTTACTGGATAAAAATAATATGCTCCCATAGATTTTAACTGGTCTACAACGTTTTTCTTAACTTTTGCTTCGGGCTTCATGCTAATTTCTCCTCACTTTAAATATATTATTCTTTTTGCTTGTCCTATACTAATACTAAAATGGTCTGCCAAGTCCTGCATTCCAAAACTCTTTTCAGTAGTTATTTGTCTATGTATCCCTCCAGTTTCCTTACCTTTGGGTTTGCCTTTATTTTCTTTCCAATGTTGTTTTACTTTTTTAATGAACTCATCTGAAAATTTAGTCATCTTCCTGCCTATAAAATATGTGGTCGTTAATCCTAACTGTCTGCGTAAACTTGTTACTCCATGATGGTTTAACGTAGGCTGCGTGATAGTGCGTTGCACCTTGGGTAGTATCATACAAGTCACCCGACATAACGCTCGTTGCCACCTCTTCTGCCCAAAAATATGCATCGGGGTCAAAGCTAGTATCTTCGTCCTTGCCATCACACCAAAAGCTGAACTGACACTTGTGTAAGATTGGTACGCTCGTATTCCAAGAATAATAATATCCTTGCTTTACTACGTCACATACGTTGTCGGGATATCTGTGGTCGTGTACTCGGTGCATAATAACTTGTGCTACTGCGACTTGCCCCACCATGGGTTCACCTCGTGCCTCAAAGAATATCGCAGTTGCCATGCAGGCTAGGGCATCAATCATTTTTACCTCCTCAATACGTTAGTGATTTCACTAACAAAAAACTGGTTTCAAAGGGAAGATGACTAGCACCTTCCCCTCGTGTTAATTAGTTAGTGATTTCACTAACAGTCTTTGTATACCCAAAAGCAATCAGCTTTAGCACCTCCGTTCTGTACTCGCCTTCCCACCCCCTCAACCTCGGGGGTGGTTATATCGGCTCCGTATGTCTTCAACATCATCAGTACGGATAGCTTCCTCTGTATCCAATCGGGTACATCGTCTACATTAATATAAATACCCTCATCTGTCGTGTCAAGAGTATTTGTATCTAAATTTATTATACTGACAATATTTGTATCTTTATGTATGCAGACACGAAGTATCATGTCGTCACTTAGCATTACGTGGTTACTTGTCATCACGCACTACATAAAAGGTGTTCTCTATCTTACTACGAAAACCAACACCGTCAACATAAGTATCGGGGTCAATCATAGATAACACCGATATCTTGCCGACAATGTATTCAGACAAAGTGTCGTCATCATACTTCACCACATCCTTGTTCTTCAGAGTATGATAATGTAGAGATGCATCTTCATCCTTGCCAGTAGCAACCGTGCCTAAGTCAATCACGTCAAAGGTTCGCTTACCCAGACGTTCATAGACCTTGATGTATAACATGTTAACACGCTTTGTCTTGTGTACCAGATAGTTGTCATACTTTTCATATGCCTTAACAAGTTCATCTTGGAATGTCTTGTCGGGTAGCTCGATACCACTGTTGAGTATATGACGCATAGCTTTGAACATGTTGCTATTATCGGGGCGATACTTAGCAAACTGAAACACATTATCCAGTGCGTTCCTAGCTTCTTCATCAATTTCCCTCACTGTCTTTATCGCACCTTGCTTAACATCTCGCAACTGAATGTCAGCCATCTCCACTGTGTTGTAGTTACGCAAGTACCTCTTACAGTTCTTGATAGCCGTGCTTTCATTGATGCTCTGTGCCATATAGTATTGCTCGCTTTGATAGCCGTCATACTTTCTGTTTTTGATATGACGTGAGTACACAACGTATGAATAGTTATCGGGTGTCGAATACTTGAGATAGTCTCCGTACCCAATCCAACCCATACACATATACTCGCCCTCCATGAATACAAACAAAGACTGGCTATCCTTGTATGCAAACTTGATATCACGCATTTGCGTACTTAGGCTGCGAGCAAACTGCCAAAGCTTCTTTCTTTGATTTCGCTTGCTTTCATTGGGGTGGTCTTCATCACCTATAAATTCGTAGTTCTCGTAGTCGAGTTCTTCCTTAGTGAAGTTTACTGTTTTATGATTTAGATAACTCATGATTATCCAGTCCTTTCTTTAATGTTAGAAGGTCAAGGTATATATGACCCTCGGGTTTGTTATGCTTTTTATAATCTGCCTCTTCCTTTGGCATGTAGGTTGTAATTATACGTGTTATGATGCGAACCACTTCTTCTTCAGGTGGGTCAACATACTTCTCCTCGGTGGGTGGGGGTGTTACCCCCTTGAAATCCCACCATTGCTTTGGGTAATGAATGTCACTCATTTGTTTTTCCCTCCTTATATGCTTCAAGAAGAGCATTTATCTCTACTTTGTCAGTAGACCTAACAAGCACATCTACAATCTCTTCTTTTGAAGGCTTTATTTCTCTTACAGAGTAGTCGATGGTATTGTCTGTACCCAGTTCCATCTCTGCCTCATTTATTGCTTGGTGCTTATCTTCTGCATAAACAACAACTGTTGACTTGATTTCTCCGTGTATATACACCTCGTATCTTTTACTCATTTCCTTTCTCCCATTTGTTAATTTGTTCAAGTAGCATTTCAGCACACTCTTTTCGCCCTACACATACGTCATCTTCATACTCGCTATACGTACCGAGTTCGTCTTCAAGCCAATCTTTTATCTTCTTGATAACTTGTTTACTCATTTACTTCTCCTTTCTGTTAGTGACTCACTAACGATTACTTTACTTGGTTCGTGGTGCTTGACTAGATTAAGCTGAGCATTAATCCAACTGTTGTACTTAGCACGTAGCTTGCTTGCCTCCTCTTGATTGGAAACACTTGCAAACTTGTTAACAGCACCACCACCATAGTGATACTCACCACCATTTACTTTGTTGACAAACGCCCAAGCCATTGGCAAACGCAACGGATGTTCTTCATCAGCCATCATCTCCTTGACAACCTCGGCACAATGTTCACTATTACCATTCAGCACAGTTCCATAACCGTGATGATAGTACCTTACTTGTAGACTAGTTAGGTAATCATTGGCTTCATCTGCCATTCGAGTGTTGTATGCATTATAGTTATTGCGTTCGGGTGTATCCCAATTACCAGTCACGGGCATGAGAGGTGCTACTGCACAAATCCAATCCCAAAACTTATCGGTGTTGGCTTTATGTTTGGCTTTCTCCTCCTTGTCCACACGTGTCTTGGGATGCAGAAACGTAAACGTGTTAGTATGTGGCACCCAACCATAGGCTCGTCCAGTGCTATTATTAATCGGATGCTCGTGAAAGAACGTCAAGTAATGATGGTCATCCTTGGCATTAGTCCACATCCGTTCGTCACTATACTCCCTGCTCTTTGGATGGTAATTACTCTTGGGTAGATAGTAATCAACTCCACCACACGTTACATACTGCCTGCCATTACCAGTCTGCACGAACCTCAACCCCAACGGCATAGCACGATTGAGGAATGAA